AGTGCCATTTGAAAATCTCCAAAAGATTAAGGGTTTATCGAACCCGCCCTTCAGCATAAGCCGCCATGATTTCTGGTTGCAATGCTTCATAACGAGCAGGGTCAGTCATCTTCAGCCGAATTAAGTCAGCCCTTCTGTAAACCCTCTTTGAACTCTCACCTGTTCCACCAACATCAACTGATGCAGTTTTCATATCCTTCTCACGAGCCACCTTTCCAGCAGTCTCGGTTTGTTTGGTACGAATTCCACGCAGCTCTTTGTAAGTGGACAGCAATTCATTAGCACTGTCAAAGTCAAATTCAGCATCTGCCTTTGAGTACAGAGACATCCTTACAGATGAACCCTTAACCCAATCAGCGAATCCAGGGTCTTGCACTACTTGGGCAAAATCAGGATGCGCCTGTTGCAACTTTTGCTGGACTTGCATCTTTTTGAACTCTTGAGCCGCTTGACGGGCCGCAAGAACATCCGGATGTGCCTCAACAGTCTTCTGAACAGCCTTCCGTGGGTCTTCAAAGAAGTCAACTTCAGGTTCTTCTTGCACAACTTGTTGTTGTTTAGTAGCGAGATTGCTCTTGATCAGTTCATCTGCCAGTTTACGAACCTCTCCAACCTCTTGAGCTTGCTTACCAATGAGCTTTTCAGCCTCTTGGTGCATCTTAATCACATCTTCAAGTGACTTATTCCTGTATTTCTCAGGAAGACCGCTCGCTTCTTCATTCAGTTTGGAGATTTCTTTACCAACTGTTTCCAGTTCATTTTGATCCAGATTCTCGTTTTCATCAATCAACATAGTTTTTCCTTTTCCTGCCTAATCGGTTGTAGGAGATATGAACTCGGCACATGATTTGCTTATGAGTTCGCTTTTTGCTCTGCTTTCAACTTTTCACGGTGTTTACGATCAAACTTCATGGATGCACCAGGAAAATGACCGCTCCACCCTTCCAACTTGATTGCTGGAGCCGATATGACGCGATTGGCTGAACCACCGCAATCACATCTCAAACTAGTTGTCTCATAACCAACCAGTTTGTCAAACTTGTGTCCGTTTTCACAGACAAAATCAAACATTCTTCTCATTCAGTTCCTCGTATGCTCTTTCACTGACCTCTTTGAGGTTTTTCAGCCATGTGAGGATCGAAAGTTCACCTTTTTTGAATTGTAGGTCTTTCTCATCCTGAACTACGCTTATATTATTCAAAGCGTTTACCATATTGTCAATATCCTCAAACAAACCACTCCATCCACCTGTTGCCAGCATGGAAAAGCGGTCTTCATAGTATTTTTGAAGTTCAGGAGTCATGGAATTAATGTCCTTAGTTCCTCAACAGTTTGAGCAGAGTCCATTTGTGCCTGAAGTTGGGCATATTTATCTCTAATAGCCTGTCTTTGTGCCTCAATAGCTTGAACATCAGTGCCAGGAATCTGTTTCATAATGAGATCATCCAAAGGCGCAAACTCTTCTGCACGAGCAACTCGGCGCATGTCGTGAGCAATAGTTTTGGCTTTATTGATGTTGACAACAATCATTCTTGATACTCCCAAGCATTTCTAAAAGTACGATCAGACGGAATATCGTCAATATCAATAATTTTATAAGGCTTACCTACTGGCACATCTTTTTCAGCAATTTGTTCAATTGTAAGTCCACAGTCAGCAGGAATAATCACTGCTACGCCACCTTCATCTGTCGGATAAATGATTCTTTTGCTCATTTTTTACCTTAACGGAAAATTGCAACTTCATAGTTTGCTGTGTCAGCAAAATTTGCTCCACTACTTGTGAAGTACCAAACTCTAAGTGCTGTTGTTGTTCTAGCGGTACTAGAATCTGCAACGCCATAATTAAAGTTTGTACCATTTCCAGAAGTAGCTCCAGCACCTAATGTTGCCGTATAGTTGGCATCAGATAATGCACTGGTAAAATTAATTGTGTAATCTCCAGTGCCATTATCAGTAATACTAGATACATTACTACTTGCCCTAATGGATACAGTTCCTGTTCCATTAAAATTTACAAACGCTTTTGCCACATTAACTGAGGCCCAACTTGAATTCGTGCCATCAGTAGTTAAATATTTGCCTGAGTTGCTAGTTTGAGATGGCAAAAGATTATTCAATGCCGCAGTTGCAGTAGAAGCACCAGTACCACCATCAGCAATTGCCAAATCAGTGATTCCAGTGATTGAACCACCAGTAATTGATACATTACTAGCCGCCTGGGTTGCAATCGTTCCCAATCCAAGGCTAGTTCTACCAGTTGCCGCAACTAAACCAGTTGATCCACCATCCCACTTCAATCTATCCGTGTAGGCAGTATCCCAGTTCGTTTGAGATGTATTCGTTGGGATACTATAACCAGTGGCAAAAGTAACTGCAAAAGTCCCAGTGCTAGTAATCGGAGTTCCAGACACCGATAAACCAGTTGGAACAGTCATGGCAACAGAAGTAACTGTTCCCTGATATTGGTCAGCACCAGTGATTGTGAAGTTTGGGTAAGTACCGGAAATTGATACCGTTCCAGCACCAGTCAAAGAAACAATCTGATCTGGAGAACTATTTGTAATCGTGAAGTTTGGATAAGTGCCACTTGTAGAAATCCCAGTTCCAGCAGTTAAGACAACAGTTTGGTCTGGCGCACTATTAGTAATTGTGAAATTCGGATATGTTCCACTAGTGGAAATTCCAGTACCAGCGGTCAATGCAACAGTTTGGTCTGGAGCAGAGTTTGTGATTGCACCAGTCGATGAGTTGTAAGAGATTCCAGTTCCAGCACTAAGAGCAGACCTAGCACGAGCGTCAGTGTAGTAAAGGTTTGAACCCTCACTAATGTTGCTAGTCGTCAAACTCACAGCACCAGTTTGACCATTAACAGAAGTAACTAAGTTCGATTGGTCAATCTTCTGCCAAACTGTGCCATTGAAGAGAAGCCAGTCACCAACCACCCAGTCAGTGATGCCATCAAGATTAGTAGAACCAGAAGTGCTGACGATATAGTAATAACCGTTAGTACCAGTGCTAGATGTAAGTGTGGGGATATTCGTTGAAGCATTCCATGTCCCTTGATATGACAATCCACCACCAGCAATAGATGCCCAAGACAGTACAGAACCATTGGTAGTTAGGTATTTGCCAGAGTTTCCAGTCTGACTAGGAATCAAACTATTAATCTGCGACTGCAAACTATCCAAAGTATCAAGGACAGTTTGAGAAGTTCCACCGCCATTGCCAATGATCTTGATGCGTTCTGCCAAATCCATCGGCACAACTTCACCAACATTGATCTCTTTTCCATTCGACAACTTGATGACCAAAGAACCATCAAAGTCAATGTTTGCAGAAATTACAGAGATGCCATCAATACCATCTCGGCCATCTTTACCGTCTTTTCCATCTCGACCAGGACGGCCTGTGGCTCCATCTTTCCCAGGCTTTCCGTCTTTGCCATCACGACCATCACGACCATCAGCCCCATCACGACCATCTTGAATGGACGCAACACGCTTTTCAATGGCATTGCCTACTGCATCGTATCGATCACGAATGTCGGCTTCAATCTTTTTGAGGGCTTGAACAACAAGGTCAACATTTTCGCCAATCTTGCGTTTTTGCACCTCTTTTGCTTGAGCAACAGAAGCCTTAATGCCATCCAAAACAGCCATCTGCTGTTCTGGTGTCATGTTTTGCAGAATTAACTGCTTTGCTAGGCTTTCAATGTCCATTATTCAACCTTTGGTGCATTACCGCCAAGTTGCTTGCTCAACTGGTCAAGAAAATCTTGTTCCATACCAGCGACTTTGTTGCTCTTTTCAGCCATCTGCATTTCGACAATCTTACTCTTGTTTTTGATGTCGGCTTCCTTGAGCATCAACTCAGCAACCTTAACCCTGCGGTCAAATTCCTTGGATGCCATGTCATCTTGATTAGGCAAATTCTGCGTCAAGGCTTGGCTAACCCTAGCTTGAACTTCTTGAGGCTTCAACTGAGCCTCAACCAGCAGTTTTTGTGCTTCAGCACGATTCTGTTCTGCCTGAGTCGCCACCTGAGCCACCTGAGCCTGTGCCAATTGCAAATCCAACTGCACTTTCTGCAAAGCCAACTGCTGTTGAGTAGGATCAGGCTGAGACATCTGGTCAAGAGCCGCAATCAACTCAAAACGGTTAGTCAAACTGCTATTTTGTAAGATTCCTTTAAGAATCAACGGCAAAACAGGGGTATTCGGGCCAAGAGTCTGCAACAAAGCAATGAATTGCTGTTGTTCGTACTCTCGTGCAATGATTCCAAGGGTTGCAGTTGGCACAAAATTCATGTCAACAGACGGATAGCGGTTCGGATCGAACTGCATATACCTGAAAGCCGCCTTTTTGATGAACGGAATCAGGAAATCTTCTTGGAAATTGGTCAAAGTACGCTTGTATTTCTTGATGATGGAGGCAACAGCCATCGAAATACCGCCATTATTGGCATCTCGGCTTACCTGACTCACCATTCCATTGGAATCCAGCGTTCCAGTGGCTTGCAACAACAGACGCTCAAACTCTTTTGCCGTCTGGAGGTTGTTTCCATCAGTATTACCAAACTTGAATGGGTAAAGAATCTCTGATGGAGTGCCATTTGTCAAAATTGCTTTACCAGGACGAACCTCAAATTTGGCTCCACGAGGCAAACGAGTGGCATCCATTGCAATCATTGGACTTGTAGTCAATGCCAAAGAGTCCAAATGGCTACGAGTCTGAGCATCGATAGCCTTTTGCATGTTGTAAGCCTTCTCAACCGTGCCACGACCTAGCAAACGGTTAGGAACAGTGTCATCCTGATACAAAAGAACAGGACGATCCTTCATCATGTAAGGATTTTCGTCGGCTTTTAGCAGAACAGAGTCATTGGCAATGACAACAATGGCCTCAACCATGTCTTCATAGTCTTCATTCTCACTGCCCTCACCAAACAGATTAACAACCCCTTCTGCCTCTTCAATCTTTTGCAGATATTCACGAGGTACAAGACCATAATAGGTCAGCACCTTAACCTTGTCATCTTGAAAATTGGTTGCTTCTTGAGTGGGTTCAAGAGCATCATCCAAAGCATCAGTGCCAATCTCTGCTTTACGATAGATGCCAGCCGCCATCCCCTGCACAATCTTGTGGATTGAGACATACTTTTCGATGGCAACACCCATACAGTCTTCAATTGAAGTGCCATTAGGATCAAAAAGGAAGTTCTTTGGATTGACAGGATTGATCTTGACAGCTACCCTGTCTCTCTCAATAACACCAATTGCGGCTTGTCCAATCTGACCAGGAATAGGTTGAGTGGCAGGGATGAACTCTTTTTCTTGTTTAACAACCAACTCACCAATGCCAGTCCCATAGATTTCAGCCATCAACTCAATCTGGTCAATAGACTTCCTAATTTTGTCTTTAGCAAAGTCTTCCATGAGTTGAGCTTTGATCACACCAACATCAATGGGATTGCCATTCATGTCCTGCACATCATCTTCAATGTCAAAGAAGTCTCCTTGACCAAAGATGGCTTCCATGATCTCAGCGTGGCGAGTTTCTACAGCTTGCTGGGTTGCTGGCGTAACCAATCGACTGCGCTCTGAATCACGAGTCTTGTCTTGAGAATCCCAAATCCCACGGAAAATGCGTTCGTACTCTTCCCATTTGTCAATGTAGTTAGAGTCACGATACTGCCTCCAACGATCACAATGGTCTGTAATGAAAGCAACAAGTTCCTTGTCACTTTCTGATGGTTGCTCTAGACCTTCAGATTCGTTCATGTCCTGCATGGGATAGCCCTTTTTTGGTATAAGACCAATTTCATCTTAGATGAGCATATCTTATAACACTTTGTTTGTAAAGAGTTATCAAACTCCAGAGATTATGTCAACTGGCTCCCAATCTTCGTCGTCTTCGCCTTCAAAATACGATGTCAC